GGCCTTCCCCATGTCCGACAAAGCGTCGGCATTTGCCAGTAGACTGACGATTTCCCGCTGCATGCGCAGGAGCAGAGACAACACCTGCGTCTTGAGGTCCGCCTCGATGCGAAGCATGTCGATGCCATGGGCCAGCAGCGCCTCGAGCAGCCACTCCTCGAGCGCACCCATTATTCAGCGCCAGGTGCCGGCGCCGGGATCGGTGATGGCGCCGGCGCGCCCGGCATCGGCACGTCGAACATCGGCGCTTCCAATTCCAACTTCGCCTGGATGTCCTTCCACGCCTTGTCCGGGTTGATGATGCCGTAGCGCTGCATCTCTTCGAACGCAGATTCCTTGTCCAGCAGGCGGTTATTCACCAGCTGCACCAGAGCTATGATGAACGGACTTGCGGAGGCCAAGACCGTATCCGAGGCGAAGTCGTCGAAGATGTCGATCGAGCCCTTGTACTCCATCTTCATCCAGCGATGCATGATCGTCATGACGTTGTCGAGCGAGTCTTCGAGCCCTTCTACCATGCGGGCCAGCTGGCACTTCGCCTCGCTGTCCTCGATGTTGTTCTGGGTCGCGGTGGTCGTCACCTGGGTCTCGACTAGCAACTCGGCGCCCATGGCGCGCATCTGGGTTTCCAGATCCTGCAGCGAAACCCGGCCGGCCTCAATCGCGGCCCCGGTGTGCTCGACATACTTCGCGTCGCCGTCCATCGGGATCCGCAACAGCGATTTTGCCCCGATTTCGACCTTGTCGTCGTCCTGCAAGCCGATCACGGCCAGGATCGGCACGCGAGCGGTGTGCAGAATCGAGTCCTGATCGCTGCTCGACTGCCAGTGCTTGATGTTCAGGTCGGCCAAGTCCAGTAGCGGCGGCGCGGCAGTCATGAAGCCGGTCCGCTTCGTGTAGAAGGTGACCAGCGGGATGAAGTCGAGCGTGGTCACTCCCTGCTGGAACAATGTCCATTCGCCCTTCTGGGTCACATCGGTGCTCTTCCGGTACGTCGCCCAGGCGCCTGGCGTGAGCACACGGATCTGCGGCGTCGCGGTGGTGCCGAAGTCACCGTCCGGCTCCTCGATGCTCTCCATGAAGCGGAACATGGTCAGAACTTCAGCGCCGTTCGCGCCCTTCTCGCTGCGCCAGCCCAGCACCTGCGTAGGCTTAATGTGGATCGCGTACGGGCGCACGCCGGCGGCTTGCTCGGCTGCCTTGGTCCAGTAGCGCGGCGTGCCGTCTTCCTTCACCGCAGTCGGAAAGTCGACCAGAACGTGCGTTAAGCCCTTACCCATCCCCTCCATCAGCAACTGATGGGCGAACACGGTGAGGTTGTTGCCGCACTGGTCGATGTTGTCCAACCACTCCTCGGCAACCGGATCGATGTCGGTGTTGGTGATCGCCTCGGCAAATGGCTTGGCCGCCATGTTCTCCATGGTGCGCGAAAATCCGTTGAACAGCGTCGACGTCTTCTTGCGGTACTCGTAGCTCTGATCGTCCTCGCGCGGAAACTTCGGCAGATACTTCTCGCCGGCCGCGCGCATGGCCTTCGTTCCGCCCAACAGAGCATCGACCTTGGCCCAGTCGTCCTGCATCGCAGAAACGGCAGACGAGACATCGTTGACCTTGGACATAGCTTCCTTGCAATTAAATTCGCAGCACCTCTACCTGCACGCCGCTTCGGATCGATGGCCACTCCACGTCGACGCAATAACCGATTGCAGTCGTGATGTGCTGGTACTTATTCTTTTGGTCTTCCTGGAAGGTCGAGCCCTTCTCCAGTTGGACGGTGGCCAAGCCCTTGTCACACCACTTGGCAGTCGAGGGATTCACATACAGCGTGCGTTCACCGTCGGCCGTCTTGATCTTCGTGCGAACCGCGTTCTGGCGGTCCTTGATGGCCGGCGCCGCCAGCTTCACCTTGCGGGTGTAGGTCCAGCCGTTCGCCTTAAGCACGCCCTCGATGTCGGTGTAGTCCGAGGCGTGGCCGTGCTTCTCACCGGCGCGCCCAGCGGGGTCACCGTAGATCAGCACATGCTTGTTTTTGTGGTCCTTGAACTTGTCCACGAACTCGGTTGCCGACTGCTTCGAAATCGCGCTGGTAAGCACGATTTCATCCAGCAGGTAGAAGTCCTCGATGACCTTCGCTCCGGCGGCGCGCTCTTCGGGCGTCTGCGGCCTGGTGCGTCGAACGCCGACCGCGGAGGACAATGGCGTGAAGTTCTGGTCATGCATCCACATCAGCTGCTCATGCGGCTCGATCCGCGCCGCCGTATAGTTCGCCTTGCTGTAGTCCTCGTAGATTCGGCCGGTGGCGGTTTCGAACGAGGCTTCGAATTCCTGCTTGAACTGCTTGTCCGACATCGCGCTCTTCATCGCGGCGATCACGTCGGGCGGCAGGATTTCGGCCGACTTCCAGTGGTAGACCCTGAAATTCGGGTCTGTGCCAGCATCAGCCTTGCTGCACAGATCGTAGTAGTGGTTCAGGCCGTCCGGCACGCCGAGCAGCCAGCACCAGGCCCGATAGTCCGGGTCCAGCGGGTTCACCGTGTTCAGCGCCGGGAGGATATTCGCTTCCCACGCGTCCGACTTCACGTCGGCAAACTCGTCGATCCCGCCCCCCTTCCACGGGATACCCTCGATGCGCTGCGGCTTGTCCAGGCCAATCACGTGAATCTCGCTGCCGTTCGGCAGATAGATGATCAGCTCCGACTCGCTCGGCCGGTGCGGGTGCAGGCAAGACAGCGTGAACGCCTTGAGGTCGTCCCAGAAGATCTTCTTCGCCTGCGCGTGCGTCGGCGCCGCGGCGAAGTACTGGCCCACGATCTTGTTGGCCATCTTCACCAAGAAGCGCTTGAACCGCTCCGTCTTGCCGCTTCGCCGGCCGGCTGGCACGAGTGGGAACCGAATGCCCAGGTTCACTGCCTCGACCAGCGCCAACTGGACCGGGTGGTCCTTCAGCGGATACCAGCGCGCCAGTTGCCGGTCGAGGACCAGATTACCGCTGCTCACGACGGCAGCCCAGCGATGAGCTTGGAAAGCAACTCAGCGGTCTTGTCGCCTCCGCCGGTCTCCATCTGCTTGAGCTCGGCCTTACGGCGCTCGATCTCAAGGCGTTTGATTTCTTCGTCCAACGACTTATCTGGGTCGACCTTCCGGTTCACATAGACGTCGCCGACTTCCTTGGCGGCCTGCTCGATCACCGATACAGCCAGCGCGATGTTGCGCATACCCTCGGCCTGCTGCGCCATCCTGGCCAGCGCGCGAAGGCGGTATGCGCGGCTGGCAATTGGAATAGACGCAGTATCCTCGCGAAACTTCTTGCGAGTGTCCTCAAACACCGTGCGCCACTTCTTGCTCAGGTTGCGCCCGACATAGCAATTCGGGTCGTAAGCCGCCACCTGCTGACGGATGACATCGAGTCCGAACTCCTCTTTTACTGCTTTCGCCACCTGCGTGGGCGTGTCGAAACAGGCCAGCGCTTGGACGATGAACAGCTTCACCTCGTCACGTAGTGCTGCCATAAGTTGCTATCCGGTAAAAGTCGCGTAAAACTACGCGGCCTTGAGCAGACAGGTTCCGCAAGCCCTCGCTATGTTGAGTTTCGCCACCTCCGGCGGTGCCTTCGCGGCATCGATCAAGCGCTGCACGTCGTCGCTTGGCCCGTAGCGGCGAACCACGCCGACGAACTCTTCGACGTCGTGCCCGCGCATGCAGAGGACCGGCAGACCGTATTTGTTGAACTTGGGCGACTGGAACTCGTCCAGCTCCTGCGCGATGTGATAAAGCTCATGCTCCACCAACGCGCAGAACTCGGTGTCGGTGCATTCGAGGCAGTAGCGCGCGTCCAGGGTGATTAGGAACTGCGGCACCATGCCGAACCAGTCGGCCATCTGCTGCTGTTGGCGGCCCTTCTGCCATGGACCGCAGCGAAACAGCACCTCTTCGCACATTCCCAGCACCGTGCGGCCTTGCTTGTTGAAGCCGTCCGGCGCCCAAAGGAACTGGATGTCGGCGTACTCCAGGTGCGCGTGGTCAGGATTGTGTAGCCGGCCGCCCTCGGTGAGGATCTCGGCCCGGGCCCACGTCAGCACTTCAGGCGCAGGGCCGAAGCGGAAGTTCAGCGGGTCGGCGAACATCGCCGGCGGC